CAGGTCCCATCGACGATCTACCGCATGTTTTCAGCGGCGCAGGCTGTGATCAGCGGTTTGCGGGTAGATCTCAGCGACAGGCACATGCGCACAAGCCCGATGTTTGCCGACCCTGTCCAAAATCCACGCATCCAGGATCTGCTGAACCTGCTGGACGGGATCGAGGGGCAGACGATCATCTTTTGCAAGTACGTCCACGAGATCGAAGCCCTTTTGCGCCTGTTGCCGGGCGCCGTGCCGTTTTACGGTAAGCTCTCCGCGAAAGCGCGCCAGCAATCCTTGGACGCCTTCAAGGGCGGCGCGCGTTACCTGATTGCAAACAAAACCTGCGCCGGATACGGCCTCAATTTGCAGTTTTGTCATAACGTGATCTACTACTCCAACGATTGGGACTGGGCGACACGGATACAGAGCGAGGACAGGGTTTATCGCCTTGGGCAGGCCGAACAAGTCCACATTTACGATCTGTGCGCGGTCGCTTCGCTCGACGTCAAGATCCTTAAGTGCCTTTCGCGCAAGGAAAGCCTTGAGGAGGCCGTAAAGCGCGAGCTGCGAAACGCCAACGGCACCCGGGACGCGCGCGGGGAGTTCAAAAAATGGCTGAAAGGAGAATTGAGCGATGGAAAAGCTGTACCTGAACAAAAGTGTGTATGAAGCAGCGCAGGAAAGGCTAAAGTACATCTTCGAGGAGTTCGATAACGTTTATGTCTCCTTCTCCGGAGGCAAGGACAGCGGCCTGCTGCTTAACCTGGTCATGGACTATGTGCGCGCACATGGGATCACCAAGCGCGTCGGGCTTTTCCATCAGGATTTCGAGGCGCAGTACGAGAAAACCACGCAGTATGTGACGCGCACCTTTGAGCGCTACGGCGACGAATGCGAAAGCTTTTGGTGCTGCCTCCCCATGGGCAGCAAAACGAATCTCAGCAATTATCAGCTGTATTGGTACCCGTGGGATCCGGAGGAAAAGGAGATCTGGGTGCGCCCCATGCCGGAAAACCGCTGGGTCGTCAACCTGGACAACAATCCGTTTGCGTTTTACAAGTACAAGATGCTGCAGGAGGATCTGTACAGGCAGTTTGGCCGCTGGTACCGCGATCATTGCGGCGGAGGCAAGACGGTCGCCCTGATCGGGATGCGCGCGGGCGAAAGCCTGCATCGATACAGCGCCATCATCAACAAGCGCCACCCGTACAAGGATCAGATGTGGATAAGCAACAACTTCAAGGATGTCTGGACGGCTGCTCCCCTCTACGACTGGGAGACGGAAGATATTTGGGTGGCAAACGCCCGTTTCGGCTATGACTATAATGGCCTGTATGACCTGTTTTACAAGGCCGGACAGACGGTCGATCAGATGCGCGTCGCTTCTCCCTTCAACGAGTGGGCCACACAAAGCCTGAATCTCTATCGCGTGATCGAGCCGCATACCTGGGCAAAGCTGGTCGGGCGCGTGCAGGGCGCAAACTTCGGCGCGATCTATGGCAGCACCAAGGCGATGGGCTACAGGCAAATCACGCTGCCGAAGGGCCACAGCTGGAAAAGCTACACGATGTTTTTGCTGTCCACCCTGCCGGAGGAGCTGCGCAGAAATTATCTTGAGAAATTCAATTTTTCAATCGAATTCTGGCACAACACAGGCGGAGGCTTTGCCCCGGAGGTCATAGACGAGATCCGCGCCAAGGGCTACAGCATCCGGGAAAACGGCGTAAGCAACTACACCAAGGACGGAAAAGCCCGCATCGTTTTCGAGGGCGATATCCCCGACGACACAGACGATGTGACCGGCACCATCGATATACCGAGCTGGAAACGGATGTGTTACTGCATCCTGAAGAACGATCACCTTTGCCGCTTCATGGGCTTTGGCCCAAACAAACAGCAGCAGGCGCGGATCAACGCCATCAAGGCAAAATACAGGTCAGTGATGAGAGGAGGAGAAGAGTAATGTACCAAAGCCCCATCTATGGAGTGCGGCCTGTCCCCATCGAAAAGATACGCCCCAACGAATACAATCCCAACAGCGTAGCGCCTCCGGAGATGAAGCTGTTGTATGACAGCATCAAATGCGACGGCTACACGATGCCTATCGTCTGCTATTACGACGCAAAAGCGGATATGTACGATATCGTGGACGGATTCCACCGCTACCGCATCATGCTTGAGCACAAGGATATTTACGAGCGCGAAGGCGGAATGATGCCCGTCAGCGTGATCGATAAGCCGCTGGATGAACGCATGGCCTCCACGATCCGGCACAATCGCGCACGCGGCAGCCACGACGTAGATCTGATGGGCAACATCGTCGCGGAGCTGCACAAGATCGGGCGCTCTGACGCCTGGATCGCCAAGCACCTTGGGATGGATTTGGACGAAATACTGAGACTTAAGCAGCTCACCGGCCTTGCGGAGCTGTTCAAGGATGCGGAATTTTCCCGGGCGTGGGTGCCCGGAGAAGCGGAGGATTGACATGGACGAATTGCGAGTAGGCGGCCAGTTCCCCGCCAGACTGAGCGGAGAAGGTACTTTTTTCGAGACTACGCCCGCGGGGCTTACGTGGATCTTTAACTATCATCGTCCCAGCCCGGAGGAAATCAGGGATGTTTCCGAAGGCAGCGCGTTTGAGATGCGTTTCACAACGTTGTACGGCGTTTTGTGGGTGTTCGTGAAATGCGGCGCGCAGGAATGGGCGGAGGCCCCCTACAGCCCGCATCTGAGCAAGGCGCCACAGCTCGAGGAGATCACGGACGACGCGCACGGTTATGCGCTTACGCTGGTCATGGTGGATATGGCCACCAACGAGATCAGGCACCTGCGCGTGATCGGTCTGGATGCGAAATTCAGCCGCAAGCTCAAGGCCGCCATCGATGAGCTGACAGAACGCCCCTTTACGCAATCCGGCTATGATATGGCCGTGCGCCGCGCACAGACTGCACTCACCACAAACGAGATGGTGCGCATGTGCAGGGATTATTGGAGGCTGAGATAATGGCGCTGATCCTGCTGAAAGAGTATGCCCAAAGGGTGCAGCGCGACAGCGGTACCGTGATCCAGAAGGCCAAGCGCGGCAAGCTGAAAACAGCGCAGAAGATCGGGCGGCAATGGTTTGTGGACGAAAACGAACCGTACATCGACGGGCGCGTAACGTCCGGCAAATATGTGGACTGGCGAAGAAAGCCCCAAAACGACGAAACTCCCACCCCGTGAAGGGTGGGAGCTTTTCGTTTTGTCAGCGCCTTAAGCCGCCGCCGCGCTGCTGGCGCTTGGTGAGGGACGCGATCTCTTGTGCAAGGGTTTTGACGTCCTGCCGATCTTGCAGCTGGAACATTGCGCCCGCGAAGTTGATCGACACGGGGCTGTTGTTGTAGGTGTTGGACGTGCCACCTCCGCCCACTCCGGCGATTGCGGTCTGCGCCTCGCCGGTCAAGTAGCGGGCCGCGTTACGGATGATCCGCGCCTGCGTCTCGGTCTGATCGACGATGCCCTGTCCGAAGCCCTTCATCACCATTGCGCCGACTTCGTTGCGGAACACGCGGGAGGGAGAGTGGATGTCCAGCGTTTCCTTGGCGGCTGTGATCGCGTCCTGTGCGAGCTTCACCACAGCGTTCACGACCTGACTGGATCCGCTTGCGATACCGGCTGCCATGCCGCTGTCCACCTGCAAGCCAAGCCCCGCCGCCTCATCTTCGAGGTCGAAGGTGTCCACAGCCTTGGCGAACATGTCGAGGAAGCCCTGCTGGAAGTCGGACAGCTCGCCGCCGTTGGCCTGGAAGGTAAGAAGCTGCTTCGCTACCTCGCCCATCTTAGGCAAGGCCTTGAGCATGCCGTCCTTGTCAGTGATCCAGTTTAGCTGTTCGATGTAGTCGCCTACGATCTCATCGCTTGGCGCTTCCATCGCGCTGAATGCAGCAGACAGGTCTTTGAGGTACTGCGCAAGGTCGGAGCCGGTCACGTTTGCGCCTGCTTCGTTCAGCGTTCTTACAAGTTCGTTGATGAAGTCGTCGTTGATGTCCTCCCTCTCAAACGTGCTTACCGCGCTTGCGAGGTTGCGGAGCATGTCGGCTGCGCCGTTGACGCCTGTGCCCTTGCTCGCCGCCTGAGACAATGCGGCAATGGTATCGGCGTATTCCTGCGCCTTTTCGATTGTGAAGTCCATGTCACCACCGCCGAACAGCTTGTAAAGCCCTTCTAAGACCCATCCGCTTGTAGTGCCAAGAAGGCCAGCATTGTCCTTTACCAAGTTGTAGCTGTTTATGGTGATCAGCTCATCCGCCATCTCTTTGAGCTTACCCGTCAGATCTCCGACACCCTGTGCCGTTTCCTCCGTGGTCATCGTATCCCATTTTGGCGAAACGATCACATGGAAGGTGCCGTCCTCATCCACACCGGCGACGATAGCAGACGGGGAGAGTTGCTTTACCGCCTCCGGCGTGACCGGGATCTGGATGCCATCGGAGGTGTAGAGCTTCAGCATGTTCGCGTCGATCAGATCTTTTGCGTCCTTCTCC